GCCAAGGTCAAGCCTTAGTGATTGAAAGTTGCCTAGATTGAGTGTATATCCTAATGTTACTGATACTTTTGTATTATCGTTTTCCATTTACCCACCTTATTTTGTTTGTTTTACAATTGTAGCACACTCTGTGCTGATTAGATATTCTCTGACCACACTGGAATATACCGTCCATCTTCTGTCTTTGTATATGTAAGTATACCCTCTCCCATTCGTCTTGTCAATTCTTGACTTGTAGGAGTACTATTATTTGTTATTAATCCATCTTTTCTTGGTTGCCCAATGTGTATTGATCCTAAGATAGATCTAATTTCTTTAACGTGATCTTCTGAATAATAAGATCTAATTTGCCATCCACGCTGACCATTTGGTTTAGCCCCAATTGGCACTGGTATAATTCCATTTTTCATTAACTTTGGCATATATTTTCTATGACGATTAATTAACTTAGCAGTCTCAGCAACTGTATATGCTTTTTGTCTGTTACGTCTAAAGTCTGTTCGCAAACAAGTTTCAAGTCTGTCTTTAGTAATATTAAAAACAGTAACCATCCCAGTAGAACGAGAACTATGATACAGCCTTACAAGGTCTCCATTAAGAAACCAGATCTTCTTACTTCCCCTTACTACAGGATCGTTATTGTACTGCTGGCTCTGGATTTTTCCTTTTGCAGTAACCATCTACCCCTCTCACTTTCTGATGGAGGATGAAAAAAATTACGAGAACCACACAACATACAAAATGTTTCTAGGTGATTTACGTTGCTATATTGTCTATCTACAAACATACGACCATTACATTTTTTACAAAAAATCATACCCCACCCTTAATGTTAGTTTGGTATGCCAAGAATAACTAAGTTAACTGCTAAAGATAAATCTCCAGAGGCGTTAAACCTTACAGTTCCTTCTACTTTTGACACTGTGACTGTTTTTAAAATAACACTTACGTTTTGTCCAGCAGGGGTGTTTCCAGTGTTTACTGCTGTAGCGGTAACAACTGGTGGAAATTTAAAATCGCTAGAAAAATCGTATGAAAAAGTTTTTTCGTTACCCGCACTTACTGTTGAGTTGTTCGCAACCTCTACTATGCCACCAACAAACCTAGCCTCTGATGTTTTTAAGTTTTGTCTACCAGCACTGGCTGTATCAACTGATGTAGTTTTATAGGTTGCAGAAGAAACCTCTGTTGATAGTTTATTTACTGTATCAACTAATTGATAGATGTATGGAACATCTAAGGGTTGACCTCGTTCTGGTAGCGGTAGTTTTGCCATTGATTCCTCCTATTTAATTATACCAAAGACTCTACGCCAGAGTCAAAGATAACTAGTCCTGCTTTTACTTCTTTTACAGATGAAGAAACTTGAACTTTAACATGAACAGATGTAGTTCCTGTATTTAAAAATGAATAACTGTGAACTGCTGATGTTCCATGATAAGCAAAAGATCCTGAGTCAAACTTAACAAATATGTCATATGCTGGTCTATTTAGTTCATCTCCCCACACTGCTGTAATAATTGTTTCTGTAATTGATAACGCTCCATTAACTGATTCAATTGGCACGGCATTTGTGGTAAACGTTGGAGACCAGTGTGATGTTCTGTTTTTATCTTCTGATACGATTCTATATCTAACTACATATCCAGCACTATCTGAATCAACTGCTGGTAAAGAAGATTTTTCAATAATTGCTTTTTTAACAGTCATTAGGTTACACCTATTGAAAATCTAAATTCTACGTAATTGCTAGTATTGGGAGACTTTACAATTGTTTCTGCTTCATCATTTTTAATAACTGAATATCCAGTTAAACCATATAGTGGGTTTACGGTAGCAATATTTTCTAATCTCAAAGCATCTAGGGCAATGTAATAATCTTCAGATGGAACTAAGGTTGGACCACTCTCTTCGACAAGAACACAAGCATAAATTTTAACAGTAGTTACTGCATTCCAAGTAAAGTTTGCACTTGTGTATAGTTCTTGCAATTGTTTAGAAACTACAAAATACCTGTTTGTTTCAAAATCTGCAATTGAATTTTCTAAATTTCCAGAACTTCCTTGATTTATTTCTGCTTCAAATTTTGCAAACTCTGACCCATCTGTTGATGAAAAATCAACTAACACTCTAATTGTATCTGGAATAGCGTTAGAATCTCCATCTTTGCTTACTAAAGAAAATGCTAATCTTAATTCATCTATTGGTGAGTTTCTTGTAAAGTCAACATTAGCGCCAGTTAATTTAATATAATTTGAATTATTTTCAACAACAAAATGATCTAGGGTAGGACCGCTGTTTTCACTAATAGTTAAATCCGACTCATCGCCTTGAATTAAAATAATATTGTTTAAGAATCTAGATCTTTCATATCTTGATGTACGAGGTGCCTTAAAAAATATAGAGTTGTCCGCATTGGTTTGAAATACTCCATCTGCTACTGCAATAACATTATCATCTTCTGGATCATCTAATGCTTCAGTTATAACATCAATTGCTGTTGCTGCTGAGGAAGTTTGATATTGCCAATTTTCTCCAGTTGTAAAAGAAAAAACGGTCTTACTGTCATAGGCTCCAGCAGAAGGATTTGCCCCTGCTGAGTAAAGTCCTACTTCAGATATTTCATATCTTTCTTCTGTTGGTAGTTCTGCTGTTAGTACAATTTTATTAATACCGTTTTCGTTTACAAACCCTCTAGATGAAATTGGAACACGAAACATTTCAAAATCTAAATTTTCTTTTGTAGCAAAATCGTTAAAGACATCGCCAGTTTCTAAGGGGGTGGGACCACAACCAACAGCAAGGAAGGATGCGTATGCTGGAGCCTGTCCAAGCATGTATTTACCTATAATAGTCTTGCCAATATTAGTTATCAAGAGGCTGATTCTCCAAATTCCGCTTCATATATTGTACCACTTACAGTGATTTCTGCTTCAATTTGTTCATCTAATTCAAGGTTTACAACCTCAATAATAAGATTTCCTGTATTATTATCTAAATAAACATATGATCCATTTGGACCAGTACCAGGATTTGGTATTCTGTTTTCAAGTTTTATTGAAAAGTTAGCAAAATACTTGTCTGAAGTAGACTGTAAACTTAAAATATTATTAGGATTATATTGTTGCTGTATAGAAGAAAGATTTTTAATTGGTTGATAAACAACTTCTTGACCATTAACAATATCATTACGAGTAATGTTAATTAATTCTTGACCGCCAATGTTTTCAAATATAAGATTTACTAAGGCATCTGTTGAAACAGATTCTTGATCAAATAAAAGAGTGTCTATTGGGGCTGTTTTAACAGGTGGGGCAACAACGGGTGCAATAATTGTTGGAGTTGAAAATGGAACTGCTGCTGGAGTTATTGGCTCTGGATCAACAGTTGATGGAACATATTCTGGTTCGCTATAATTTATTGAAGGTCCAGAGGAACCGCTACTACTATTTGCTAATTGTCCTCTAAGGTCGTTTGCCTTATTAGATGCATTAAGGTATTGCGTCATTGCTCTATCAATTGCTTTATTAGATGCTTTTGGATTTGCAAAAACTTTGTCAAGATTTGCTGAAGCAACATCTAAAGCAGCCTCTGCTGCTGCAAAAGATTCTCTTATGCTTGGTGTTGGTGCACTAGTTGGAATTCCTGCTGCTTCTGCTGCAGATTTTGCTCTAGTAAATCCTCCATCGTCATAGGCACCCGCCATGCTACACCTCGCTTAAATAAGCAGTCATGCTTGGTCCATTATTACTTCTAGAGTAATCAATATTATATACTACAAACCGACTTGAGTCTGAAGTTACAAGGTCTAAGCCAGAAGAATCTTTATAGTTAACAGTTACAATATCTCCCAATTGTAAGGTTGGAATTGAAAATAAATTTACCCCAACAGATTTTTTAGGATGCATAACTTTATTTATAATCCAACCCATAAGCGCTTGTGCAGCATCATCTGTTTGAATGTATAGGCTATCAATTGAAAACTCATTCTTACCATAAATCATTCTACTTTGCCTTATTTCATCATACTTTGCTTTTTCAACAAGAGGAGAAAACACTAGTGCATTGCCTTTAAATTCTGGATCAGCCAAATTTCCACGTTTTTTAAAATACTCATCAACTGTTAACTCATGAGTTGTATCTTGCGTAAAAGTAACTCCTTGAATTCTTAAGTAGTTTCCTGCTGTTTCATCAAGATTTAACGCAGTATCAGTTGTGTTAAATATTAAAAATTCTGCACCATAAGAATCTGCTATAAATCCAGAGGTTGTATACCCTTTAAGTTTATTAAGAGTTGGAGATAATTGAGCGTATAAAGCAGGGTATGCACGATCATATCTAATGTCAAAGTAAGAACATTCACGCATTATAGAGCCAAACTCTTCAAAGTATATATTATACTTAGGTGGCTCTTGTGCACTAATTGTAGAAACATATGTTGACTTAACCATTTGACTCATACCGTATTTTCTAAAACTTTCATTATCATTTATTTCGGTATCAGATAGTGAAGAAAAAAGAGTTTCTCCAGTTGCAAATTGAGGATTTTCTGGGTTTTGCATTAAAGCATAAACATTTTCAAACATGCATCTTGATGATCCACGGGTAAACAAAGCCATATTATTATAAATTGGAAGTGGATCTGGATCATCTACAATTTTAATTAACTTGTTATTTATATATAAATAAAACCTACGAATTTTACCAATGTCTTGATACTCTACAGACAAGTCATATACTGTAGGATCTTGCTCTGAAGCCATTCTGTATTGACCAGTGAATCTTCCATCGTCAACAGTTATTTTTGAAAGACCACCATAAAGTTTAATTGGTATTGCATTATTACTAGAAGACTCTTTTTTAATTTTGTAAAATAAAACATTATTAATAGATTTTTCAGCATTTCCTTTTGTATCTAATTTTAAATATGAATTTACATTTTGTTCTGTAAGAGCAATTATTTCAAAATAGTAACCATTATTTGTTTCTGGATTAAGTAATACAGCCATACCACCAGAACCTCCGCCTATACTTGGGGCTTGATCTGGTAGGGTTCCAGATACGTCGTAATAGGTTGTGCTGCCAATTGGCGTTTGTACTCTGCTTGTATTATTTTCTACTTTGCCAACAATTCGCATTCTAGTTCCAAAATGTTTGTATGCATTGTCTAAATTTTTATATACATAAGAAACAAAGTTTAATGGTTTAAATGTTGGAGCAGGGGCAGGTCCATTCATTACAAATGCAGAAGATTGAATTGTTCCAGTTTGAGTACTTTTTAAACTATTAACATCTGTCTCAGTTAAATAACTGGTAGACATAAAGTTTTTAATAATACCATTGCGAGTAGTTTGTCTAGCCAAAACATTGTTAACACCAGCGGCGCCAACGGTAGTTGCTGGGTATGTTACATCTGAGTCTAACTGTGTTGTAAACATAAACTGAGACTGCATTTCACAGCCACGAACATTGTCGTTGTTGGACCAATACAAATCTATACCAGCGCTATGAGATACTATCTTCGTACCAAATTGTCCACGACCATGATCTACTACTGCTCCATTTTGTAATCTTTCAATACCGTCTACAGTTTCATAGTATGGAGTAGCATATATTCGAACATTACCAGTTGGATAAATTTTTCCGTTAAATGGCAGAGAAGCAAAATATTTTTGGTATTCCTGGTTATTACTAATAAAAACGTTGCCAATACCAGTTACATTAAATTCAACAGCATCGTACTTTATTACTTCTGCATTTGAATAAAAAAATCCTTCATATCTGCTTAACCAGTAAGCGGCTTCTCCTATGTCAATAATATTGTTTGTTACTACATGACTTACAACTGTAGGAGCAATTTCAGATAAACTAGAGTTAAGTGGGACAGCACTTAAAACATACTTGCTTGTTTTTGATGCAACGCTGTTTATGGTCTTTACATTGTCTGTTCCAGAAGCCTCCCAAAGCAATGCTGGTACGTAAGCCCACTCTCTATATTTATCAATCATGTTGGCTTGTTGAATTGTGCCAACAGACCTTTGAATATACCTAGTTGTATAATTAATTTTTCCATCATTATATATTTTTTTATCTTGTGAAGCAATTGATAATATGTTTGGTAGATTTCCAGACGTTGCATTCTCAATAATTCCAGTGTCGGTTTGATTATTTGAACCAGATAAAACAAAGTCTGTGCTTCTTTGATCTTCTGTTGGCATTAAGTAGTCTTTACTCATTACGACAAAGTTATTATATTCATCAAAAAACATTGCTGTTTGTGTAGCCAAAGCAAGTTGATTTAAAACCTGTGCTACGTTTTGATCTGGAGCAACAAAAAAGTATGGGATTATTGGATCAGACTCATCGTCAACTCTTCTAAAAACATAATTAGTAAAGCCAATATAGTCTAACAAAGTTGCAATAGCATAACTTAAAGATGTCTGCGTAGTTAAAAGTCTTGGAGCAGGCATAGATTCTAAGAAGAAAAAGAAATCTCTTAATTGAAGAGATAGTGTTGCTCCTGTAACATCTGCTTGCGGGAATCCTTCAGAGTATAAAGTTTTAATTGGAATGTAATAGTCAAACCCTTCAACATCAAGAATAATTTCATGGAATGTAAATTTTATATTTTTTCTTATATAGTCTGCAATAATACTTGATGTGTTTTGATCATTAAAGGCTTGATCATCATCAAATAAAGATAGTTGACCATTTGATGCAAGCAATTGTCCAACTGGTAAAGAAGTAACCCCAATGTCAGATAGTGTTTTAGTAATTTTAAAATCAACAACCTTATCTGAAATATCAACAACCAATCTAGGAGACATTTCAATTAAATCAAAGGTAGAATCAAACTTATTCATAACCTCTACTACAATTCTCATACCACGAATGTAAGCAAAATCACGATAGGTAGTTCCACCCTCTGTGTCATTATCAAAATACGCTGGAGATGTTACATCACTAATAAAGTTAGTGTTTGTGTTTATTGTTTCAGATCCTAGTTGCCATCCATACTCTGGTGAGAATGTTGCATAATCTCCATTAGTCCAGATGTGGAATGTTCCTCTGTCCCCCTCGTTTTCTATAACTAAGTAAGCGTATCCATCTACATTTGATTCTGGCAAAAGGGTATTAGAAGAAAGGGTATCTGCAAAAATAAAAATTGATTTATACTCCTCTGGAATTTTTAATCCATACTCTAACTCAACATATCCATCTGAACCAATAATGGGGTCACCAGATTCACGCAAATCATTTTCTCTAAATGCATAGGCATCAATCCAATTGTCATCTCGTAAATACTGAATCTTCCACCTAGAAGGTGTTGTCTTGTTTGCATCTCCAAATAAAGGATCTGCAATAGATGATGTTTGTGTAGTAAAAGGTCCTAAGTCTACATCTCCAACATTTGTTTGCATTTTTACAACAATGCGGTTTGTTGGTACATTTTCTTTGTAAACTACGAATGGGACTGCATCATCGATGTAATATAAATCATTAGAGATATTTTTAGCAATACCATGCTCTGTATTATTTTCTGTTCTATATGATGTAAAATATTTAAACTGATCATATCGTGACGGCATGTAGTATCTTGGTCTTTGTGCTAAAGAAGCACCTGAGTTTGAGAAAGACCTATTGTTAAAAAATGCTGCTTTATTAATTCCAGATCTTGGTCTAAATGGATTTAAACAATCTTCTAATGAATAAATCATTTTTAGTTTGTCTTTTGTTGATGTAAATGTTTGAGGAACATTATTATCGTCAAACCCTCCATCAATAACTACATCAGAATTTGTAGCCCCAGTATAGTAATTACCAGCATCTAATGAATCAAACTCGTTAGGCAAGGTAAAGTATTGAGATGTATTATCTGTTGGACGGTATCTATAATTACCCAACTTAAAAATATTATCTGGCATATTCATATTCCACTCAGCCAAAACAAGTGATTTTAACTTAACTGTTGCAGATGTTTCTAAGTGTGTCTTTAACTCTTCTCCGACAAACACTTTAGACCTCTTCCAGCGTTACCGAAATATTCCAAAGATCGTGATTACTTCCGCCACGCTTTACTACTGAATAGTTGAAATCTGAAATGTAAACTTCCATAATCTGGTTGTATTGTGCAAGGTGTCCATATGAAGCATCAGCAATTTCTCCATCAACTGTAAAGTTATTATATTTATCATATGCTAAATACATCCAAAATGGACCTTGATGAGTTTCATACCACTCAAGTAGGTCTCCTCCACCTGCTCCACCATCAGAGGTAAATTCACCAGAGGTATTTTTATAATCAGATGTTCCAGTTGAATTAAAATCTGGATTTTGATAGTATGACCTTGATGGTAAATTATTCCAAGATACAGACATAACGAGTTTATCTGCAATGTGATAAGATCTCATTCTGCCATTAACAGTTCTTTGGCGTTGCTCTATTCTTATTGGGCTAAATTGCAATTCCCCACGATTATGATCAGATAGTATTAAAAACTGGTCTACAAGGCTTGCAGCAGTCTCTGCTGGCACCGTTGCGCCTATTTCAAACCCTGTTGGTAGATAAACTCCATTTTGAAGAGTTCCTGCGTTCTCAGACCAAAGTATGGCTTGTGGACGTTGATACTTACGTCGTCCAGTTAAATATGCTGCGGTAGCCATTATTTCTGTCCCCTAATTCTTTGGGCATCAATATATTTAATTTGACCAATTACAGCCCTAGCAATATCGTCAGGGTTTGCATTTGATTGCGGAACATTGATACCTACGTTATAATTATACACTCTGTTGGAGTTGTCACTGACAGATACATTATTAGATGCAGGCTGTTGACTTCTATATGATGAACCGATCATTGATGGATATTTAGATTCATTCAACATTGAAAGCAATGGACCAAAAGACTTGCTTGCTTGTTTATTCATTACAAACTCTCCAGGAGTTAACATTGCAGGAACGGTATCTGAACCAATTGCCATACCACCAAAAGCCATAGATTTAACTATTCCCATCCCTCCTTTAGTGCCAGAAGATATTGGTCCTCCATACATTTTACCCGTAGGTCTGCCTACAGTAGTAGGTGTTGGTGTGCTGCTACTGGTAACTGTCTTAATAATATGAGTTGTAATTACTGTTCTATCAAGTTTTAGAATTGTATCTAAAACTCCTTGTGCTTCTTTTTTTGACCTATTAACTTCTTTTGTGTATAACTCAAGTTTAAACCTTCTTGCGTCTTCTGCAAGTTTTTCATCTTCGTAAAATTGTTTTTGTTGAACAATAACTTCTAAATCTTTTGCTAGTTGATTCTTAGTTTTTGTTAGTGCTTCTTCTGCAGCAATTACTGCATTCTTTTTTGTAAGTAATTGACCTTGCTGAATTGTATAAATTTGATCTTCTTGTATACGAATGGCTGCATTAGCAATTGTTTTTTGTTGTTCTAAAGCATAAATTTGTTTTTCAATTTCAAGTTGTCTTTGAGCAATTTGATCTTTTGTTAATCCAGTTGCACTTCTTAGTCCACTTATTTCTGATTCTCGTGCTGCTTGTAAAGCGCCAGATGATCTTGATACCGCTGCTTCTGCTGCAGCACTTCGCATGTCTTGAACGGCAGATGCTGCTGCTGAGATGTCTCCCCTACTTAATGCATCTGCAAGACTTAGTTGTCCTTTTTGTTGTTGTGAAATTTCTTGATTAATTTCAGAAATTTTAGTAAGGGCTTTTTCTTGTGCGTCATATTTAGTATTGATTGCTTCTGCTGCTCTATCAATATCCTTTAATTGCTCAGATAAAACTGAAGACTCAGCCTGCAAAGTTTCAATTGGTCTATTAAAAGTTAATTCTATATTTCTTTGTTTTTTCTCTATAGAATCTTGAATTCCTGATATTTCTTTTTCTATATCATTTACCGCTTTTTGTGCAGTTTCTACCGCTGCCTCACCAGCCTTAATTGCACTTCTATATTTAACCTCAATACTTCTTTCTAAAACATCAAACATTTCTTCTGGCGACAAGGGCGTTTTGCCTTCTTCAACTTTAAGTTCTTTAACTAATCCTAAAAGTTTTTTTACTTCACTACTCTTTTTTGATGTTGCAAGTGCAGCAGCAAGAGTTGAGTTTTTTGATAACTCAAAAGCCTCATTAGCACTTATTCCTGCTTTTCTTAATTTACCATAGGCTACTCTGCTATTTTTTAATTCTTTTTGTTGTGCTATTAAATCTTCTTTTGCTAATGTGAATGCACTTTTCTTTGTATCTCCTGCAGGTGGAACATAAGGATCTGGTGGAGCAACAACTTGACCTGCTACAGCATCTGTAACAAGTCTATATTTTTCTAATTCTTTTCTAGCCTTTTCTGCAACTCCTGGAGTTTTATCCATTAAACGATTAAAAATATCTTGACCAACAGATGCATTAACTAAAGCGGCTTTTACAAGCAACAGTTTGGTGTCATAATCTTTAACACCTTTGGCTGCTTCAGCAAATTCAGGGGCTACATTAAGCAAGATTTTATCCATAGCCAACATTCCAGCAGTTCCTTTAGGTATTGTTGCTGCTAAAATTGTCATCTGTTTATTGTATTCATCTGCCTTTATTATTTGATTTCCAAATGCTGAAGTTAAATTTGTAAAGGTGTTTGCAAGAAGTGCAGACTCAATGTTTAATGCTTTTTGTTGTTCTTTAGTTAAGGAAAGTCTTTCTGGACCTATAATCATTCCACCTTTGCCACCACTAACTGATCGTGTTTTTTTAATTCCACCTTCAAATGCTTTGTTAAAGTTTGCTGCTGTCTCTTTTGCTAACTTGAGCACAGTGGCTTTTCCTTCTTCTGTAGATAAATCAATTTGTTTAAATTTTAAGGCAACTTCTGTTTTCCCAGCCTCTTCACCTAATGCGTCAATATATGTCTTTACTGCATCTTTTGTAAATCCTTGACCACCTAGATTTAATGCAATAGCATTAAAAGCAAGTTCTGCTTCTTTTACTGTTCCAGTTTTAATAGCCTCAATATCTTTTTTATATTTATCTAAAAATTCTTTGCTGCCCCTTAATTCATCTACCGCAGTTTGTTCTGTAGCATCAAGTTGGTTAGCACTAATTCTTGCTCCAGATCCCGCTCTTGCTGTTGGTGTTTGACCTAAAAGACCTGCTAAAGTTTTAACTTTATCGCTTGTCATTGTCATTGCATCTGCAAGACCTTCTGTTGACATTCTTTCTTTTTCTTTTGATTCCTTTATTAAGTCAACAACTTTTTTTAAACCAAGCAAACCACTTACTATTAGCCCTACTGGTCCTAAGAATCTTGCAATCATACCTCCAAATTTTAAAAGATTAGGAAGCAGTTGTTTTATTCCACCAGAAAATAGTGATGTGTTTAATCCTGCTTTTCTTGTTGCAATATTTTGAACTAACAACCCAGCGTTCATTCCTCTTTCAGTTGCAAGTCTTACAATTCCAGATTGAGTTAATAAACTTGTTACAGCCTGTAGGGCAAACATTGCTGTTGTTACTTTAAATATTGTTCCAGACATTTCTCCCAATTTACCGCCAGACATTGAGGCAACACCAGCAAGAGACGATATTGCGAAAGAAGAACCCATTAATCCTCTATCAAATGATTTTAACCTATCGTTCATTGATTTTATATTTGTTGCAGTTGTTTTAACTCCCTCATTAATACTTGGACTCATTGGAACATTTGCTGCTACTGCTCCAGCGGTTGTTGATGGTTTTTGTCCTGGTGATGTAAATGGAATTTTTGTAACTCCGCCCTTAACTCCACCAACTGCAGCGTTAGACAGGTTTGTTCCTGCTCTTGCTACATCATCTTGTCTATCTGCCATTCCAACTTCTAAACCACGAGCAATGTCTTGACCTATTCGAATTGTTTTCTTAGAAGGAGACTGAGTTCCTGCTGCTCTAGCAGTTTCAAGAATAGCAGCATTTGCATTTTCTCTTGCTTCTTGAAGAAGTACTGATTGTTTTTTATTTTTCTTTTCTCTATAACTTCCTCTTGGACTTATTGGATTTCCAGACTGGAACTGACCTGGGCTAGAAACACTTTCTCTTCCAACATTAACATTGCCAAACATTACTTGGTTTTGAGTTTGTCTACCAGTTCTAGTTTTTACAAATTTTCCACTTGCTAAACCAGAAACAATATCTTCTTTTTTAGCACTTACTCTTATTTGACCAATTTGTTTTGATGCTGTATCTAAAGCCCTTGCTGCTTGACCTGCTGAATTTTCAACATCTTTATATTTATCAATTACGGAACGAGTTGCTTTAGCAAAAATTTCATCAGTAACAACAACTTTTCCTCCAGCAGCCTGTTGTTTTGCAAGAACAACTGTGGTTTCTCCAATTTCATTTTCTAGTTTTTGTAAAGCCATTGCTGCTTCTGGACTAGAAGTATCTAATCCACCTAATTTAGCAGCAGTTGCAAATTTTCCACTTCTTGCGCCATACTCTCTAGTAAATTCTCCAACATTAGCACCCTTTTTCATTGCAACGTTTAGGGCTTGTGGCAATTCTGATACTAAGTTTGAAACAACCTTTATAAATTGTGGAAACTCTGCTGCTAGTTTTTCTAATCCAGCAATTTTAATTCCTTCTGCAAATTGTGCAGATCCTGCAGCAAAAGGCATTGCTGCGTGAGTATATGCAAGATCTTTTCCAGCCATATATCCAGGAATATTTCCAGCAACCATTCCTTGAATTAGTGGCGCATATTTTTTTGCATATTCTGCTGGAATAACTGCTTCTCCTGGAGATAGCATTGCTGGAACTATGTCTCCTGCACCCTTTGGTCCTGGTACTGAAACAATGCCACTTGCTAATTTTCTACCGCCTCTTGGTGGCATCATCATTCCAGGATTATTAAGCATGAATGATTGACCTGCTCTAGTAGCACTTTGATATGCAGCAATTAATTTTTGAAGTGCTGTTGTTTCAGCAGTAAAACTTTGTGTTAATCTTGCATGTGATTGATCTAAAGAGTGTGCTGCAGCGGCTGCTTCAAGTTGTTCTGTATTTAAATATTGTGTTTGCTCTCCAAGAACTTGTGATTGACCAGTTAGTCTTAAATACCCTTGGCGTAAAAGCATTACCCCCTTTAGTCCATTTGCAATTGCGTTAGCAATTAAACCAAAAGTCATTAAAAATATTGGACCAATAGCACCTATTCCAACTGTTAGAAAAGTTATAAGTTTTTTAGTTCCGTCTGAAAGATTTCCAAATTTTTCTAATACTCCACCAACAAATTCTACAATTGGTGTTGCTGCTTCTAAAAATGCTTCTCCAACTGGTATAAGTGCAAACTTAAGATCTTCTACACTCTTTTTAAATTTGTTCATTGCAGAATCTGCAGTCATTCCTAATTCTTTTTCAGATAAGGAAGAGAGTTCTTGCACTGATGAATTTGCTAAATCAAGAACACGAGCAGCCTGGTTTCCATCTTTTGCTACGTTAGCAAATAAAGTTGACAAACGTGCAAATTGGAACTTACCAAACATTTGTTCAATAGCCTGTGCTCTATTTAGTGGATCTAATTGATTAAGTGCTGTTGCAAATTCTATTACTGTTGCTTTAAGGTCCCCTTTGTTTTTTACAACAATTTCTCTTGCATTTATTCCAAATTTAGCAAGCATGTCAGATGCTTTACCAGTTGGATTAATAAGTGCAGCAAGACCAGACTTTAAAGCGTTAGCACCTTCTGATGCATTAATTCCACCTTCTTTCATGGCTGCAATAAAGAATGTTAGATCTTTTACGTCTCCACCCAATTGTTGAATAACTGGAGCAACCTTTGGAATAGCAGTAGTAATATCATCAAGAGATACAACTGTCTGGTTTTCTACTGCGTTTAAAAAGTTAATTGAATCTGCAAGTTTTTCAGATGACATGCCAAAAGCATTTTGTAAAGAAATTGTTGTTTCAAGAGCCTTAGCACTATCAATTTGACCAAGAATAGAAAGACGTGTTGCTTCTGTTGTTTGACGTTGTAGATCTAATCCTTGAAAACCTGCTGCTGCTGCCTCTGATGCCAAGCCAACTGTTTGAGAAACTGCAACTCCATATTTGGTAAATTGTCTACCAAGTTCTGTAATATTTTTTAGCGCTTCTTTAGTTTCTTCCTGTGGTGTAAACAAATCTCCATAAACTTTTCTAAACTTAAGGGTTTGTGCTTCCATGTCCATAAATGTTTTTACAGCCGTGCTGCCTACAATAGAAAGCGGTATTGTAAAACCAACCATTAACTGACGACCAGCCCACTGTGTATTCTTACCAAAGTTTAAAAGATTGGTAGAGCCTTGCTTCATTAATTGATTAAATAATGCTTGTTTCTGTGCTGCAATGGCTGTTCTTGTGCCATAATCTTGCATGTTAAGCGAGGTAGGTCTAATAGCAATTGCTTCCATTGCCCCGTTGGCATTACGACCCATCTTAATATATTGGGTTTGTAGTGTTTTTACACGTTCTTCGGCTACCTTGCCAATTGTGTCAAATTCTGATTTAAATAATCTACCAAAAGTTTTTGTAGATGCACCAGCATAGCGGAAGTATTCCCGCATTGAAAATTTGTTTTTTTCTAAAGAGTTAGTAAAAGATTCTGCGCTTGTTCTTACAGTTCTAAGTTCTGCAGAAAAAGCCCCAATAGAGTTAATACTACCAATGAGGTTTTTCTGCAGAGACTTTTGAGCAAGTGCTGCTGATTCGCTGGACCTAGCAATAGAAGAGTGAAACTGAGATATCTGCCTTTGTA